ACTCGCGGTACTGGCGCGGCAACCAAAGGTCTTATGTATTACGACAAAACTTAGGGGCGAATCATGGTTAACTCAATTCAACTTAAACAGCAGGAAGAGCTAAAGAAACTCAAAAAGATCCTTCGTGAGGAAGAGCGTGTTGCAAGAGAGCGCAAAGAATCTGGCGACAGTTCAGAAGATATTTTGGTGACCGTGAAGCAGGATACGACAATAACTTTCGGGAATTCTGATTCGCAAGATTCGGTTGAAAAAATCACGACTAAAACGCCGACAGTTCAAGTAGGAACAAAAGACAAACCTGCGGCCAAGAAAAAATCTTCCGCAAAAAAACAAAAGCCTGCTTCTAAGAAAAAGGATAAATGATGCCGCACTATACTGAGGATCTTACAGAAATCATTGCGGGGTTAAAAAAAGCCTCAAAGCTACACGCTGCGCAAGCTAAAAAACTTGAAAAGATCAAAAAAGATCAAAGCCAACGATACAAGAAAAAACCTGCGGCAAAAAAGAAAAATGGATGATCTCGATCTTGCAAGTTATTTAAGAAAAGTTATTGCTGAAAAGCGAAGCGACATCTCGAACGTCTTGATGGAGGGAATGCTAAAAGATGTTGAACATTACAAAAACTTGCAAGGTCAGCTAGAAGTGCTTAAACTTATAGAAATGAACATTTCTGATTTTTATAAGGGGAATAAATTTTGACCAAACCTGCGTTAGCTGCGGCTTATGTTTCGGAAGAGGATCGAGTTCTTGATCCCTCTCTTCTCGAAGCGTCAGCATTTGACCGACTACCTCAACCAACAGGGTGGAGGATACTTGTCCTCCCGTACTACGGCGCGACAACGAGTGCAGGCGGAATTGCACTGACGAAAGAAACGGTTGATCGAGAGCAACTTGCCTCTGTGGTCGCCAGAGTCGTGAGGATGGGTAGTCAATGTTACAACGATGTGGATAAATGTGGCGAGGAGCCTTGGTGCCAATTAAACCAGTGGGTAGCAATAGGTCGATACGCCGGCGCACGCTTTAAGGTGCCAATTGAAGAGGAGGACGGAAAAACCTCTTATATCGAGTGCAGAATTATTAATGATGATGAGGTCATTGCGACCTTGGAAGATCCAACCGACATAGTGAGTTTCCGATGAGCCAAGATGCCGAAGATGAAGTAATCATCAATGTCACCGAAGATAGTGACGCACCCGCTTCTGTTAACGACGAGCTTGACGCCTACACCAAAAAGGTCAGCAAGCGCATCAACAAGGAAAAGGTTAAAGTCCGTGAGGCTGAGGAGCGAGCTGCTCAGCTTGCGCAAATTGCGCAGCAAAAAGATCAAGAGCTAAATCAATTCCGAAACATTGCCGCACAGCAGCAAGTCACCGTGCTTGCTAAGGAAGAAGAGGCTCTAAAGTCAAAAGAAGCTCAGGTGGATGACATTTACCAAAAAGCGGTGGCTTCTGGCGATGGCGAGCTAATGAGCAAGGCAACCACGCTGAAAAATGACGTAGCGATTCAAAAAGAAAGGCTCAGAGTTGCTCGCAACCGTCAGGATCAACAACAATCTGCGCAACAGGTTCAGCAGCCTCAGCAGCAGATGCAGCCTCAGCAGCAGATGCAGCCTCAGCAGCAGGCTCCTCAAGAAGCCATCAAACCAAGCTCTGAAGCCCTTGATTGGCATGAGCGCAACAATTGGTTCGTCGCGTCAGAAGAAGACGCTGAGTCTGCAAGCGAGGAAAATGTTGAAGCAACCAAGTACGCTCAGTTCGTCCATATCGATCTCATTCAGCAGGGAGTGACCGCCGATACTGATGAGTATTACGAAATGCTTGATTCGAGAATCAAAAAAGTTTACCCTAATCTTAGCTCTTCAGAAAGTGAAGAGACAGTCGAGCAAAGCAGACAGCAACCCGGCGTGCAAAGAGTTGCTTCCGCCCCCTCTGGGGGGAGACGAGAAACACGCAAGAACGGAGTATCATTTTCTAAATCAGAGATGGAGCGCCTGCGAGGATTGAAGCCGCACGATATGGACGAGAAGACGTGGTTCCAAACTGTGGCAAAGGAAAAACAAAAAATCGCACAAAGAGAGGGCTTTTAAATGAGCAAGAAAATGGAAAACCGCGAAACCCGTGAAAGCATGGCGCACGATAATCAGGCCAAGCGTAAACCGTGGGCACCTGTACGGCAGTTGGACACGCCACCACCACCCGAAGGCTATCGCTATCGATGGATCAGGGAGAGTATGTTGGGGACAGAAGATCGAGCTAATGTTAGTCGTCGCGTAAGAGAGGGTTTTGAGCTTGTACGCGGAGAAGAACTGCCGACCGATTGGGTGTTGCCGACAATGGATGGCAATGGAAGACACGCAGGGGTTGTCTACAACGATGGTCTGCTACTAGCAAAAATTCCGATCGAAACGGCTGACGAGCGAAACGCTTATTATGCCAACCGCACGCAGGCGGCGAAGGACGCATTAGATAATACAATGTTCTCCGACTCCGCAGCCGACGGTCGTTACGTGAAGTATGAACCGAGCAGGCAAACTCAGGTAACTTTCGGAAGGAGATAAATGATGGCTAATCAAGATGCCGCATTTGGTATGAAGCCGATCAGAATGATCGGTGGCGCTCCGTACAACGGAGGCCAGAGCCGCTATCGCATCGCTGCAGATTATGGAACTTCAATATTCCAAGGCGATATGGTAATGCAGGTCACGGGTGGTACGGTTGAAGTACACGCTGACGGGGGCACTGTGCCCATAGTCGGTGTTTTTAATGGCTGCAGATACACCGACCCAACCACTGGCGAACAAGTATTTAGCAATTTTTACCCCGCCTCAACTAACGCATCAGACATCTTTGCATTTGTTATCGATGATCCGATGGTTGTGTTCGAGATTCAAGCGGCTATTGCATATCCAATTGCTGACCTTTTTGGAAACCATGACATTGTTTACACAACGTCTGGCAGCACTAAGACGGGTATATCTGGCGCAGAACTTCAGGTGACCGATGGTGGAACAGCCACCACTCTGCCTTTGAAGGCCATTGATATATCGCAGGATCCAAGCAACTCTGACGTTGGCGCGGCACACACAAACGTGTTGGTCGTTATCGAAAATCACATCTTCGGCGTCAAGGGCGCCGGGCTAGCATAAGGGGCTAAAAAAATGGCTATTTCAAGAGCACAACTAGCTAAAGAGCTAGAGCCGGGCCTCAATGCGTTGTTCGGTCAGTCGTACAATAGTTATACGAATGAGTACGATGCCATCTTCGCAGTTGAGGATTCTCAGAGGGCGTTTGAAGAGGAAGTATTGATCACCGGATTTGGCGGAGCACCGACCAAGACCGAGGGTCAGTCAGTTTCTTTCGACAATGCAAACGAAGGCTACACTGCCAGATACACCCACGATACAGTGGCTTTGGCCTTCGCACTTACCCAAGAGGCACAGGAGGATAATCTCTATGACTCTCTCGGTAAGCGTTATGTCAAGGCGTTGGCAAAGTCTATGCAGAACACCAAAGAGGTGAAGGGAGCAGACGTTCTTAACAATGCCTTCTCTTCTAGCTTTACTGGTGGCGATGGAAAATCATTGATTGCTACAGATCACCCCCTGACAGGCGGCGGTAAGTTGGCTAATCGTGCAACTTCGATGGCGGATCTGAATGAGACGAGCCTTGAGGATGCTTTGATTGACATCTCAACTTTCACTGACGACCGTGGTTTGACGATCTCTGTTCGCGCAACAAAGCTAGTAGTTCCACCTCAGCTTGTGTTCATTGCGGATCGAATCCTCAACTCACCACTGCGCAGTGGCACTGCTGACAACGACTTGAACGCTATTAACAATCTAGGAGTTCTGCCGGGCAACTTTACTGTCAATCACTATCTGACGGATCCAGATGCCTTTTTTATCCTCACTTCAGTGACTGAGGCGGGTGAAGGCTTGAAGATGTTTCAGCGATCTCCGATGGAGACTTCGATGGAGCCTGACTTCAGCACGGGCAACCTCCGATACAAAGCTAGAGAGCGATACAGCTTTGGATTTTCGGACTTTCGCGGCGTTTACGGCTCGCAAGGCGCGTAAACATAGCGACAAAGAAGAAGGGGGAGCTTGTAGGCTCCCCCTTTTTTTTATACACTGATTATCCGTGAAAAATTTTATCGGCAAAGACAGTCACGGCTGACGCTACGAAGACTTTGCTGAATAACTCTCGTAGGAGAAAAAAATGGCTAACACAACTTTTAACGGGCCAGTTCGATCACAGAACGGCTTTCAGGATATTACAGTTGCAGCATCGACTGGCGCTGAAACAACGAACTCAACGTATGGAACCAATGCTTCTGTTGGCGGCACCCTTGCGGTAACAGGTTACGCCGCTTTTACTACTGGTGTAGCAAACCCAACTGGACTTTTGGCACCTACAATCACTGCAAAAACTCAGATGGCTAACGGTTTTTCCGCCGCGATGGATGCAAATACCCATTACCTCGCGCCGGCAGATGGTGCCGCACTGACTGCAACGCTTCCAACTCAGGCCGCCTCGACCGCCGGTGACGTTATCATTGTCGAGTGGCACGTTGCTATAGATAACGGCGCTACACAAAAGTTTGGAACCGCCGGTGAGTTCTTCATGGCAAAGTCGGCTATCTATCGCACAACTGGAGCGACTGGCTCTGCTGTAGGACTGATAAAGTCAGTAGACGCCGCCGATGGCACTGGCGATGACTTCATGAATTTGATTGGACTGACTAATTCAGGGCCGGGCATTGGAAGCTATGTGGTGTTCACGTTTAACGGCTCAGTGTGGCGCGGAGAAGCGCGTCTTGAGTCATCAGGAACTGGTGTTGCTGCTAATCTGTCTGTTTTCGCAACAAGCTAATAATTTAGCGGGAGGGCTAACGCTCTCCCGCTATTTTGAGGGAGAAGATTATGGGTATGAGCGATGTTAAGTCTGTGACCATCACGGCAGACACGCAGGCACTAGATGCTGATGGCATCTCCACTGCGGCGGCTGTTGGAAATAACGCAGCGTTAACTATTGGCGGAGCATTGGCTTCTGGCGGAGCTTGCGTTTTTGATGCAGGCCGAATCGTAACAATTCTTTCTGCCGGTAATGATTCGTCAAAATCATTTACCGTTGTCGGAACCGACGTAAACGGCACTGCGCAGACAGAATCTATTACGGGCGCAAATGCCGGCACTGCGACGGGCACTAAATTTTTTAAAACACTTGCATCAATCACTGCCGTAGGAAATCCTGCAGGAAATGTATCCGCCGGCGTTAATGCTTCAGCGGCTGATGTTATTTTTGCCGGCAGATCTCGCTTAAAAGGTGCCTTCCTGACGAGCACCGCTACAGCGGGTAATGTGGATTTTTTAAATACGTCGCCAACTGGTTCGAGCTTAATGAAGATAAGCTCCGTCAGTGACGCCGATGCAACACGCGACGTAGTTATTCCTGAGAATGGCGTGCTTTTTACCGCAGGGATATACATCGAATATACAGTGTCAACATTTTTAACCATGACAGCTTTTCACGCCTAATGGCCGACACAAAAGATGTTGAGCGCCTAAAGAGCGGTCGATTAAAGTACCGCGACCAGACGTTTCCTGCGTACAATCAGCAGGTTAGAACGCCCGGCGAAAAAAAGAAGTTTAAGGTTTTGGCTAAAAAAGGCGATCAAATAAAGATTGTTCGCTACGGCGATCCTAATATGACAATCAAAAAGGATCAGCCTGCGCGTAAAAAATCTTTCAGAGCGCGGCACAATTGCGATGCGGTTCAAAAAAAGAAAGATGTTTTTGCCGCATCATACTGGTCTTGCAAGAATTGGTGATAATATGACAGATAAGATGATGCGCCCCCGCACAGGCAGTGGAATTAGCACCCTCACGCCATCGTATAACTATAACAGCCTCATGGCTCAGGCGCTAAATGAGTACGGGCCAAGCTCTGTAAGCCCCTATCAGCAGCAAGCCGATTATCTTATGAATCGACCAGTGTTCTCGCGTGGCACGGCTGATTATGACCCGATGGCAGGCTTTCAGTACAATCAGCCTGTAACTCAGCCTGTAACTCAGCCTGTAACTCAGCCTGTCACTCAGCCTGTCACTCAGCCTGTCACTCAGCCTCCAGTAAGCACAATGCCTACTCAGCCTGTCACTCAGCCTGTCACTCAGCCTGTCACTCAGCCTGTCACTCAGCCTGTCACTCAGCCTCCAGTAAGCACAATGCCTACTCAGCCTGTCACTCAGCCTGTCACTCAGCCTGTCACTCAGCCTGTCACTCAGCCTGTCACTCAGCCTGTCACTGATCCTGTAACTGTTGTAACTGAGCCTAGTGCTCCGACAACTCTTGCTGAGTTGGAAGCGATGTTGGGTTACAAGTGGGTGAAAAACGAAGACACAAGCCCGATGAGAACCATGGGTTATACTCCGCAAGATCATCTGAGAGCTGAAGCAAAGAGGTATGGTATTGCTTTGCCTCCCGATGCAGCCATAATCCCGCTTGTCGAAGAAGAAGATGTTTTTGAGCCTGAAACTCCAGTTGAAGATCTTCAATTACCAGAGAATCCGATTCAGACTAATCCAGTAATTACTGGTGGCCCGACTCCTGCTGTCCCTGATCCATCAAATATGCCACCGCCCGGCACCGTCATCAATTTGCCTTTTGGTGGAAGTTTTACAATTCCTGATGACATCCAAGACAGAATTGACGCCGCAAAAGCGGCACAGGCAGGCACAGCGCCACCCCCGTTGACAGCGCCGCCACTCGAAACAATGCCTGCATCGGGAATGCCACCGCCCGGCACTGTCGTTAATTTGCCTTTCGGCGGCAACTTTACGATGCCTGATAATATTCAAGATAGAATTGACGCCGCAAAAGCGGCACAGGCAGTTACGCCGCCATCACCTGTTGCAGCGCCAACAATGAGTGAGGATGAATTAGCCGCGCTTCGAGCGAGGATAGGGAGCTTTGGTTTGGGAGGTTTTGGCAATATTAATCTGGCGGGTATTGGAAATAATATTCCTGCCGAAGAGATAAATAAAAGAGGAAAAGCATTTAACTTAAATCCTGCTACGAGAGGCGGGTTTGCATCGCATCTTGCTTTATCTCCCGCTGCCTCTAACCCGCAGTCGAATGTAGACTTTGTGAACCAAATGTCTCAAGAGAACGCCTTGGCTAGCGGTCAGTATCCCACTTTCCGTTATGACCCACAGACTAATCAGTATATTAAAGATAGTCGTTCGCTTGGCTTTACAGGTGATGCGGCTATAACCTATTTAACTCCTGAAGAATTTCAGGCTGAGTA